GCAACACTACGGATACCTTCTTGTTTAATCTGTGCTTTTGATTTAAACATACGAGCTTCACCTAGCGACTGCATAAACGGTAATCCAGTAGACTCTTCGCTCATTGTATGACCGCCTTCTATCTCTGCCCATTGCGTTGCTGTGTATTGTTTTTTTATATCACTCATTGTTTACTCTCTTTTAATTATTTTTTTCCATGTTTGAAGCTGTAAACCCTTGACGATTTACTAACTTAACATCTTTTCCTATTACATATCCTTCGCCACCTTTTTGCCCGCCTGTGCTTGCTTCAATGTCAGCTGGGTTTGCATCAAGTTGTGCTATAATATTATCTTTGATTGGCCCAATGCTACGCATAAATGCAAATATAGCATCTAATCCTTTTTGGTGTTGCTTTAAGTATTCTACAAGTCTGCCTTGTTTAGCACTACTAACTTTAGAACCATCTGCTGTTAACCATTGTACAAAGTTCTTACTACCAATTTTATTTGATGTTCTTGTTTTTGCTGTATGGTTCATATACATATATAAAATATCTGGAAAGTTCTTCATTTTAAGTTCTGCAGGCGGTGCTAATACTGCATCAATATCACTTCCTGCTGCGTTAACAAAGTTTTCAAGTTCTTTTAATTTAGCACTTTCAATGTCTGGAACTTCAGTTACAGTTTGTGGTGGCATTGCTAGCAATGGACCTGCTTGGAATCTAGTTGCATCTACTTTACTCTTATTACCTTCTAAGTCCATATGTGCGTGTAGCACAACACCTACTGTACTACTGGCAATTTTCTTACCAATATCGCTTGCAGGATTAACTGAATACTGTGTTGTGTTTGGAGTGAATACTAATTTACCATCACTTGCTTGTGGTGTTGTAAACCAAAGTAAATCACCATGTACATAACCTCTAAAGTCGCTTGGTGTTGCTTGTTCAAATGCAGGCCATGCTGCTTTCATTTGGTTAATAAAGCCGCCATATTCTTGTGGGTTCTTTTCGTAACCAGGACGATTCTTTAACATGTTCTCTAAGTTATCTGCTGATGTTGCTTTACCATCATATCCTTTAGCACCAAATCCACTTTTATCTGTAAGTATAAATTCACCGTTTTCATTACGACCAAAGATAACAGCTGGTGAGCCATCCCATTTAATAGTAGTATCGCCTGGGTTGCTTTCTAAACTGTGTAATGATGATATTGCTTTTTGAGCACCTGCTTTACCGTTCCAAAGAATTAAATCTTCTAAGTGCTGAATTCTAGCACTACCGGCTTTTTCCATTAATATATCTTTAATAAACATTATGCATCACCTTCTAATTCTGTAGGTACACCCATTGACTGGATTTGATGGTTGTTTTTAAATAGTTCAATTATTTTAGCAAAATCTTCTGCTGAATAGTTTTTCTTTGTTGCTGCTAGTAATGTTTCAAAGCTGTATAAATCGTCTGCGCTATCTAGTCCAAAATTCTTTGCAATTTGAGTTGGGTCTGTAAATGGTCCTTTAATACGTGTATCAAGGTTTGCTTTTGTATAACCTTCTCCGTTTGCCTTAGGCTTAGGTTCACGTTTAATCCACCACTGTCCATCTGCTGGGCTCCATATCCAACGCATTTGTTGTAATGGGCGTCCATGTTCGTTCTCTTCTTCGGATCTAGTTGATTGGTAAACACCTGCTATTGTTGCTAAGTAGATATTACGAAACGTTCCTTTGTAATTGCTAGAACGACCATCTGGACTCATGCTTTTTTCGTGTGGAGAATGGTAATAAGTTTTCATCCATTCTGTTTCACCTGGCATAAAGTCAATTTGTACTTTACCTGTACGCTTTAATCCGTCTTTAGTATTTTCTGCATTATAACCAACAATATCAATTACTGTCATAAACACACTAGACTTTTTTATTTCTTGTACCAGTGGTGACTTTTCTAGTTTCTCTGCAAATGCAGGCAATTCTTCTTTTGGAATATCAACTGCAATGTCTATGTCGCCACTAAATTCTTTTTTGCCTACTGATCCTAATACGTTATTTTTAAGTGGAATACCCAATGACTTTTCTAATGCATCTATTGTAGCATCAATCTCAGTATGGTGAATTGATCCAACACCTGGCATTGCTCCGCCTTCTGACAACTTTTTAGTGTTTACTTTATATAAGTTATCAGGCTGGATCTTGCGATGTTTTCTACTATCACGTGCTTTCCGTTTAACTGTACCTACAATATCTTTGATATTCATCTTTTATTCCTTAGATTCTTAATACCTCTATTAAAACGTTCAGGATCTCTATTTTTAATACTAAGCATTATTCTTTTTTGTATATCTTGGGCATCTTCGTCACTATAGTTTGCATCCACCATCTCTAGTACGTTCATAATTGCGCTAATGGCATTTGTGCCTCTGGACTCTAATATATTAATTCTGTCCTTAGAAGGTGCTAAACTATTAATCTCTTCTAATAAACTACGTGTTCTCTTTTTCATCAGCCCAAACTCCTAAACTGGATATTACTTGTATTTATCTAATTAAAAGTTATTTGTTGACTTTTTTCAACATACTACGCAGTCTATCCGTGGCAGCCGTGTCTTCAATTATACTTTCTTCTGCTATTGTTTTTTCTTGGTGTGTTACATTTGTGTTTCTTTTAATCTTATCTAGCATTGCACTAGGTTGAAATGTAGTTGAACCCTGCTCGTCTTCCGGCAAGTCTGTTATACGTAGTCCTGCAATATCAAATGCTAAGTCTACTTTTTGTCCAACGCCAGCACTACTACGTGTTTTCATAAATTGTATTTGATAACGTCCACGTTCTCGCATTGCTGTACTTGTAAAGATACCAATTACGTTATCTGCTGTTTGAATCTTACTAATACCACCTGCAATGTGCGAGTGGTCAAACTCTACTTCTTCAACTGCTGCCCTGTTTAACTGAGATGCTGTTGCAAACAATAAATCTTTTTCTACTGCAAAGTTACGCAATTCTTCTGATACAAATTTATCTTTAATAAACAAGTCACTTGGTGGAACTTTACGTTGTGCTGGCATCATTAAATCTAAATAATCAAGTAATACTGCATCTAATTTAATATTATGTTTTACTTCATACTCTTTCATAAAACTATTTACGTCATTAATTGTTATGCCATTTGGCATTTGCACAATTTGTAGGTTACCCGCTTTTTTACTAATTGCTCCTACTTTTAATCCAACATCTTCTGCGTTTTTAAATACTTCTTTTGTGTTATAGCCTGTTAACATACTATCAAGTCGCATACTACATAGTTCTTCACTAAGTTCCAAACTAATATACAATACATTCTTTCCATCTAATGCCCAGTTTAATGCTAAGTTTTGCAAGAACAAACTCTTACCACCACCTGACGGTGCAGCAAATATGTTTAATTCACCTCTGTTAAATCCGCCATAAAGTTTTTTATCTATTTCAGTCCAACCTGTACTTGTTCCGCCTCTTGTGTTGCGTACTTTTTCAATACGTTCTAATGGGTTTGCCCAATAGTCTATTCCTAGGTGTTTAGCAAGCCCAATACCTACTGCTTCTTTAATCATTAACTCTACTGCACCAAATTCACCTTGCTCAAGTAAATCTGTCGAACTTAAAATTGCTTTTTCTAATGCTTTGTGTTTACAGAATGTTTCGAACTCGTCAATGAACCAATCATCGTGTCTTGCATCTACATCAGTTAAATTTTGTAGCTCCATACCTGTTGTTGCTACAATTTGTTCACTTGTAGGTAATGCACCATAATCGTTTGCATGTGCTTGAATAAACTCTACTGTCTTACGTAGTTCTCTTGTAAAGAACTCTGGATCACATATACCATTTACACGAACAAACAAATCCTGATCATGTGCTAAAAACTCTACAAATAATTTCTGTAGTTCGTATGTATATTCTTTTTGTTCACTCATCTGCAATATTTCCTTCCAATAACTTGTATCTTAGTAGGATTACTTATAGCACTGTCTAGTATACTACGTACTGTAAATAATCTGCCGTATTTCATTAATGCATCACCTGCATCGTTACAATCATCCCATTCAGGAAATGCAACACTCCACCCGTGTTTAACTGCTGCATCTACCATCTTCATTCCTGCTTCGTCTGCATCTGGTAATACAATAATTTGTTTATTTAAACTTAAAATAACGTCTGCTTGTTCATCACTAATTGTGTTTGTTCCAGCACTGATTCCATCTGTTATTATAGCATCTAATGGGCCTTCTGTCAATATAACAATTTCTTTATCTGCGTGTTGTCTATCTAACCCATAAACAAAGTTTTTAGAAGGCTGTTGATTATAATACTTAGGCATACCGTCTGGTGGGGTGCCAATCCAACGTCCTGTGTATCCAACCACTTTGCCTTTATATTGAAATGGTATTACAAAACGCTTTGACATTCTAGCTGGTATTTTAGAAGGACTATACATTAGTCTAGGATCTGTTATATCAAATCCTCGTTCAGTTAAGTATTTTACTGCTTCTGTCCAATTAGTATCTGGAGTATGTTCCATAAAAGGCAGTGTGCCTTCTGGCAATGCTGTTTCTGCCCAATCAATTACTAGCTTTTTTCTACGTTCTTGTACTAACAATGTATGTGTAATATCAAGTTCACGCATAAGCTCTAATTGCATACGCTGAACTGATGCTTCATCTGCACCAAATTTTAGTAACAAGTCCTTTAGCCTATTATTAACTTTATTGCCTGGGCTCCATCCTGTTTTGTAATGACAGTTAAAACAATGATATTGAAACTTATCCTCATCGAAGTGGAATCCACCTCGTCCACGTGTGTCTGGGCGGGCTTGTCCATTAGTTATACACATAGGACAATTACCAGAGGTCCAGCCGCTAGGGCTAGGTTTCCAGTTCATCGGAATCAGATTTCTAACATAGTCAATCATTAAGCTCATGTGTATATACTACACTCTAATTATGACTTTGTCAAGTGTTCCTTGCGTTTGTGTGAATTTAGTTCTAAGATATTTAATATTTGTGCGGAATGTCCACGGATCGATGCCCGTGTAGCTGATATATGGGTAATGTTCATCTGTATATGTACCCAAGATAATATTGAACCAATCATTTTCTGTTGGGTTCTCTTCTAATGCACCTTGTATGTAAAAATTACCTGTGTAGTTGGTTGCGTATACTGCTAATGTAATCATACCATTAACTTTGTTGTATGCACCTGGTCCAGGTAAGTTACTACTGTAGTAGAATCCACTAGATAGTGTAAAGGATGTAGCAGTTGATGTAGTGAGCGGAATGTTTGCAGTTTGATCGCTTACTTCAACTGTATAGTTTGGTCTAAGATTTTGATCTACAAATAATGGAAGATTTAAACCTTGAGAATTTACATAGGTAAATACTAGGTCAAGGAAACCGTTTTGTATTGCAGATATTTCGCCAGAAGTCACAACAAACTTAACTTTGCCTTCGTCGAAGTCTACTATTTGACATTTCTTTGATACTATTTTTGCTTGGGTTTCTCTATTGGTTAAATTAGCCATAATAGTTTGCCCATGTAGCTGTATTGGTTTACGATCTATGTTTTTTATGTAAAAAATAAACTCATTATCTAAACCGGTAAATAGCTTTAGGAACCTATAGTTAACAGGAGAGTTTATTGTAGTGCCCGCTGAGGAAGCATAACTTCCTAAGCCTGTTTTAGCAGATGAGGCATCTATAGCGTATAAGTCGCCTGTTTGATTAATATTGTAAGTGGTTGCGTAATTTGACATTCATGTTCTCCTGTGTATGTATTTATGCAAATCACAAAAACCACCGGGAAAAAAATTAATAAATATATGTACAATGATTGAAAAATATAAAACACTGTTAAAAGAATTTCCTTTCCTTACTGTCATTGAATATGCTGGTAATGAATATCTGGGAATAATGCAGAACATAGACAACCACATAGCTACTATGTATGTCTACGATAGAATTGGAACAAATGAAGAGCGTCAGTCTTTTTTAAGATTAGGTGACGAATGGTGGTGGGAGACAAATAGAAAATTACCTATTAATATCGCACTACTAAATAGATGGCCGTTTAGCAAGACTAGTCAAAGTTTTAATATAAAACAAATGGAAGTTATTGCTGGACCTGAGGTGAGATTAAGTGATAGTATTACTAAACGTATTAAACGCCGTAATATTAGTCTTATTAAGAAGAACCTTTAACTAACATATTAAGCTGTAATACAATAGCCATTGCATAACTTATTGCGTGTGCTTTTTTAAAGTAATATGTACCATCTGTGGGCTTTTCCCAAACTGTTGAGAATACTGTATTCCAGTCTTTACCTAACAGACTACGTTTAGCTGGTCTAATAATTGCCAATACTGCTGCAAGCTGTTCTATCGTAGTAGGCTTCATCTTAGATACAATATTATAATGTGCATGTATGTGAAATAATTTTTCTACTATTTCTGCATGCTCCAATAAATCCCACATAGGTTCCATTTCAAGCAATTCATCCAATTGCTCATAACTTTCAACATCCTTGTAAAGACTTACGTTAAGTACATCTAGTTTAAAGTAACCTTTAGACTCTGCTTCTTTGTGATCTATTGTGCTTAACCCTGTAAATGGATCACTTGGCATTTCATGGAAGTATACACCAGTGTTGTGTTTCTTGCGTCTGCCATTATCGTTAATCATTGCAGGAGTATGTTTAATTAAGTTTAACAACTTAGTTCTATCTGCAACGTCAATGTCAATATCTGTATTTGCTATCATAAATGTGCCTCTTCCATTATTCCTTCAACCCACTTAAAATCTTCAGCATGTGTTTGTGTAACTCTTTGCCAATAATAAGGATCTATATAATCTGTAACCATCTGTATTTGTTCGCTTGTGAGCTTCTCTAATAGCCCTTGTGCTTGCGAACTTGCGTATATTATCCATGGGCTAATCCTACCACTACATATGTGAAATACAGCAAGATTTGGCGCTACTAGACGGAAGTATTCGTTCCAATCATTGTTAGTTTCGTTGCCCCATTCTCGCATAAACAATATAGTTCTTTCTATTGCTCTATCTGCACTTTCTGTTTTTAGTCTAGTCTTAATCCAAGCCGCAAAGTTTCTATCGCTTGTCCATCTATCTATTCTTACTTGATTCTTTAGTAACCAACGTGTGTATTCAGGAACATCATCTACCCGTAAGTCAATACAGTATTTTGCATACTTTACAAATGCTGTATAATATTGACTTGATGCAAAATCATCAAAACTTTTTTCACTTTTAGCGTTTGTTCCTATTCTATAAAACAGTTGATATGACCTATATGCTAGTTGCACTTCTTTGTCATCTTTACTCATGTATCTGCGCTTGCGTTCACACATATGAACTGCCATAGTGCTTTCACGTTTAAATGTGTTGTTACAATATTCGCATTTAAAGCCTACTGTCATTTAAGTTTACCAATTAGATCTTTTATTTCTTTATCTTTTAATCCGTATTCGTGTAATAGTGCTTTAATTTCATCTTTGCTACTGCTTAACATAATGTCTATTTCGTCATCATTTAAATGTGAGTAGTGTTCAGTTAGCCAGCTTTGTAATTTGTTTTTCTTTTGTGCTTTACCAGGTGCAATCCATCCATGGAATACTGTAGTACCTACTCCAACTAATTGTAACAACTGATACTGTAACTGTGGGTGCTTTCTAATTGCATTAAAATGCACGTTAACTGCTTCGTTAGTCCATTCTAAGTAATGTTCAGCGTAAGAATGTTGTGCATTACTTGTATAACGCATAAGCAACCATAGACCAAGTTTCTTCTTTTCTTCTTCAGTGAGACTATCGTACCATCCTCGATCTTTTTGATCGATTGATCTCATTTCTTCTTTAATGTTTAACTTGCTCATGTTCTTACTATACTACCAAAGTTCGCCAATGTCAAGTACCTCGGGCAATTTATTTGCATCTTTAACAAACAACACACATGGTGAATTTGGTTTGTCTGATAGTGGAACACATAGTAAGTGTCCATACTTTAACTTAGGTGCATACCATTTTACATCACTATAGATGTTAACAATTGATATATCTACATACTCTGGCTTAAATCCTGTAATTGGATTAAACGCAAATGCAGTAAAGCCTCTATCGTTTAGACTCATTAAACTCATAATTTCTGGGTCGCCTACTTCTGCATCACATATAACAATGTGCCAATCAAGTGGCATGCTAATAGTTACTTGTCCAAGTTGTAATATAGCAGCTGGTGCATAAAAACTTTCTAGGAACACAAGTGGGATAAAGTAATAGTCTATGTGAGCTGGATTTGTGTAATCAAGAATACCATATCTTAAGTCATCAATTGTTTCAGGTATATCATCCAGATCATATGTTTCGTTTTCTACAGTTAATATTTTCATTGTTTTCTCTCTTAACGCCAATCCGTCTTTTCAATTGTGAAAGGATAATTCGCTTCTTTATAAAATTTCTTACGTTCAGTAAGATGCTTTTTGCTAAACTTAGCTGTACTAGTTACATCCCAAATCTGAACAAAGTCCTTGTCTTCCGCCTTTCTTACTCCACGCCCAATTGACTGGATAACTCTAACAAACGACTTCCCAGGTTCAAGAAGTATCATGTTAAAGATACGTGGAATATTAATACCAACTGCTGCTACGCCATAGGTTGCGACAGTAATACTATTAGTTGCTTCATTAATTTCATCATACGCTTCTTTTCTGTCAGTGACTTTCATAGCACCTTTCACAAAAGTAACACCAGGTATATTTTCAGCAATAATCTCACCACTTGCAATCCTGTCAACTAATACAAGTGTATTACCCGATTCAGCAACTGTTTGAATAAACTTACTTAGATACTTCATACGTGCTTTGTCTGTTGTTAAATATTTTAATTCACTTTGGTAATCATTGTATATTGCTGTTTCTTTTAATTGAACTACGTTAACATGACAGTTACTTAATACGCCCATGTCTTGTAATTCACTTGCACTTAGTTTGTTTGTAACTTCACCAAGACATGCTTGTAAACTTGTTTTAGCATGTTCTTCTTTTGGTATAGTTCCTGTTAATCCCCAACGTAATGGAATATGTGCGAATTCCTTAGTGAGCATGTCTTTTAACACATCTGCTTTTGCTTGGTGAACCTCGTCAACAATAACACAAACAACACCATCTGAGAACTCTCGTAAACTCATATCGTCAACGCCATCTCTGAATCGTTTCTTAATACTGTTTAAACTTTGCCAAGTGCAAATTGTATGGGTTTTTCCTAATTGTTTTTTATCGCCAAAGTAAACTCCAACGTCTAGTCCTAAGTTGAGGTAATCATCATATGTTTGTCGTACCAAGTCTTTATTAGGTACAATTACAATTGATCTTCCATATTGCTCTACACGCTCAGATAGTGCTGCTGTGATTAATGTTTTACCTGCACCTGTTGCAATTTCTTGTAAGCATTGTGGTGTAGTTAAAAATTTATTAACAATAGTAATTTGATAATCTCTGAGTACAACTGGCTCACCGACCATCTGATGCTTTTCTGGCCAAACTTTATGTGCAAACGTAGATTCATCTACTGCACTAAATTCATATGATTCAGTTGATTCACGTTTATCGTCTACTGCAATAGAATAACCGTTATCCATAATAATAGGCAACAACCTATCAAGTAGATTAACATATGTTACTCCACCAACGCTAAAGAAGCTTACACATCCATCCCATCTACCTAACTTGTATGCTGGTACATGAAATGCGTAAGGCATAAAGAACTTTAATTCCTTTTCACATTTTTTGCGGGTGTTTAAATCGAGACCTTCGATTTTACAGTTTACTTCGTCTTTAATTACTATTGTACAGTTCATAGTACTACTATACTACATTTCAGGGTGTTTGTCAATTGCTTTCTAGGAAATGTTTTAGAAATAATAATGCAATCATTGTAACTGAGATAGAACTCAGTAATGATAACCAAAAGTTCCAATGATTTAATGTAATGACAAATAGTGGAAAGAAAACCAAACTAACTAAAACAAAGTAAATTGTTTCTTGTGCTAGTTGTTGGAATACTTTAAGATCCACTCCTGCATAATACATAAAGATAAGACTAACAACACTACCTAACGGTATGCCAAGTATTAGAGCGCCTAGTGTTGGGTTGCCACGTTGTGCCGCAGTAACGACACCAGCGATAACGATACCGCCTATAACTGCTTTGAGTATAAATTCCATAGTATTATTTATTCATTAAAAAAAGGCCCGTTAAGGACCTTTTGTTACCTTATGCTAAAGTTATTAACGTCGACGCATACATGTAACTTCTGCAGTACGCATCCACTTTGCACCCATTGACCTCTTAAGGTCTGCAAGTTTAGTTACCATACGCAAACTAATTTCACGCATCTTTTCTTTATTATCAACCATAAATTCCATTAGCTGACTGGTTTCTTCTGTAGTGAAGTTATATTCTTCAAGCATACCATCTGCAACAATCTGTCTGCAACGCAATACCTTTTCACGTGTAGTATCCATTGTAAGATCTAAATAGTGACAACGTGACATAATAGCCTCTAAGTGATCTTTAATCTTACCACGTACCTTATCAAATTTAAGGTTAGTAATAAAGATAACACTACCTTTAAATTCAAATGCATCTGGAATACCTTCTCGGCGTAACAATGCACTATCTGTATTCCAATTTAAAGTACGTTTTTTACTTGAGTCTAATGCTGCTTTAAGCAAGTTAAGACTTGTCTCATCATACAATACTGTATCACAATCATCTAACACAAGAACGCTGTTACGATCTGCATTATTATAAAGTACCTTATACAAACCAATTGCACTACTGGCACCTTTGATAACTTCAAAACGCATTCTATTACCAGCAAGTTTATCAAACAAACTGTTCTTTTCCAACACGGCTTCTACACCAAAACTTTTACCAACACCTGGAGGTCCTGTAACAACCATTCCACGTACAACACCGTCAATTGACGCTTGTGTCATATCATCTAGAATACTAAAACGTTCACGCATGCGTTCGATAATTTCTGCATCGGACTCATTTGGATTGTCTACTGCATCGTCGATAATCTCAATTATCTTTGTTGCCTTAGATGTCTTTCCACGTTTCTTAGCTACTAAATTTTGCATATTTAAAAACTCCTGTTTTCTAGTTTATATATTAATAATACAGTAAGATGTCTTACTTGTCAACCTTTATTTTAAGCTACTGCCTCAAACCCAAAGCCTGCAACAACTGATTTCTTACCTGTTTCATCAACAACAATATCACTAACGCTTACAGAACTCATTCTAGACAATCTCTCGATTTGTTCTTCCGGGCCCATGTTTCCTACACGGAATACACCTTCAAGTCCTTCTGCAACAATATTACTAACATGAGTATAATAGCCCAGATCAAATGCTTCTTTAGCAATTGCACCTGTGTCATTTTTTCTAAGGCTCATATCTAGTTTTAAAGATTGCTTGTGAACACTATCATGTCCGTCTGCATTAATTTTGTCTACTTCTGCGTCTGTAAAGTGGATTTGATAAAGTTTAAATTTTGACATTTTGTACCGCTCCTTTATTGTTTAATATAAGTATATTATACAGCAAGATGTCTTGGTTGTCAACCTGTTCAGCAAGAAATAAACCCTTATAACACAAGGGTTTAAAACTTTTTTTGAATTAATTTATTAAAGATATCTTAACTCTGTTAAAAAGAGTCTCTCTAGCGTCACTGTATTTGCTAATTTCCTGCTTATTTACTGTGCCACGTATGGATATTGTTTTACCCTCAATAATATCAGTTAAATCTGGCTGTTCTCTCCACCAAAACTTTACAATATCTCTTTTATCAGATACGGCTGTAATCATGTACACATCACTTGATTGTATAAACTTAACATCTAGCACATCTACATTAATATCTAGTCTTAGGCCTTTTTTACCTACATATTGACTGGTATGCTTTAGTGTGGACATACGGTCACCAAGTGCTTGACGTTTAGCATCAATGAGAATAGAGTTGGGAATGCTTGCAATGATACTTACATGGAAATTACTTACTTCGCCTTCGATTGCTTTAATAAGTCCATCTTCAAAGTTTGATAAATTACCACCAAGTTTTTTCATTAACAATTTACCATTAATGCGTTCAATCTCTTTAGTTGCAGAATCAATGTGTTTTTGTGCAACCTGGTACTTTTCAGCAGGAGATTTAAATGCTTGCATTTTTCTAAGAATACAAGTTTTGTTATCACTTATTTGCGTATACACTTGATTGTCTTCACTGTCAAACTCACCAGTTGGTTGGCTATATCCGTGTCCGCTTTTTATAAAACCTTGCTCGGCAAAAACTTCAAATGATATTGCTAGTACTTCTGGTGGCGTATATTGTGTTAACCACTTATGTTGTGCTTTTGTCATAACGGACTCCTTAATTGCCTAACTCTTACTTACAGTATAGAGTAAGAAGTCTTACTTGTCAACCTTTTATTTGCATTTAACCATAAAAAAAGGCTCACATAAAGCAAGCCTTTATTATTTTAAGTTTTTATACTACAATGAAATATCTTCTAATCCTGCAGCACGTAGCTTAACTACATTATTAATTTGAAACCCTTTAGCTTCGAGTGCCTTGATTATACCAATATATTTGTTTCGTATTAGACTAAAATCATTAATTAAATATTGTAAGTCAACTACGTTTTGTTCACCATCTACATACTTTTCAGCATCACGTGAACTTAGTGCTTTATTGTAATTTTCTAAAAACTTACGAAATGTTTGACTACGTAGTTTACGCATTTCTGTATTTAGATGTTCCAATATTGCTTCTACTTCTTGTAGCTGATTAAACCTATGTTCAACTATACCCGGCATTTCTCTACTGTGTTTTTCGAGAACACCTTTCATGCCACATTCAAACTTTGCAGCATCAATTTCACGTTCATAGTAAGAGATAGCCGCAACTATCTCTCCCATGTTTTGTGAAACTTTACGATACCAGTTAGCCATCAGTCTTCATCTTCCCAATATTCTTCTGCATACTCATCATCGGAATCAAACTCATCATTATCACTAAAGTGATGTTCAATTGCTTTGTCAAGGTGTTCTTCATGTTCGCCTATTTCTGTAGCATTACGTTTAAGGTCAATTCCATAATCTCCTAACACAAAGATAAAATCTTGTGCAAAATCTTCTTTTACTTTAGAAGGAATATATTTAATTGCCTTATCGTATATCTGTAAAAATAACTCTAAATCGTTATCACTCAGATTCATTATTAGACTCCATTTGTTCGTTAACTGCATCGTCGATTAAATCTTCTTCAATTGCATCTGCGACATCGTCATCATACTCTCGCATAACAGTTTCTAATGCACCATCTTTATTTGCATTCCATGGCTTGCGGAACATTTTAATTATTTCGCCCGTTGTAGGACTAATGTATTCTAAACTGTTACCACTTTTCTTTAGTATGCCTTTGGCTTCAAAGAAATCAGTTAAGCCACTAAATGGACTCATCCCAGTTTCATATGGAATTTCAACTTGTACGCTTTCAAACGGTTTCGAGTAACGTGTTTTCATTACCTTACACGCAGCACGGATACCCCATACTTGTGATGTTTTGTTACCGTCTGCATCT